GGATGTAACCACTTGCTTCGTAGATACCACCACGGAATTGGTTGTCCTTAATACCAGCATATGGACTAATGGCTGCTGTTTTTTCGGCAGCAAATTCTAGTGGAGCTTCCTGAACTTTGATTGGATCTTGATACATGTTCTCGATAGTCAATATCTCGCTATGTAACTTGTCTCTCAATGCATATAGTTTAGTGATGTAACCTTGGCTACGCAATGCTTTGTATGCTAAGTTTTCAGGACCAAACTCGCCCCCTTTGTCTAGTCCTGCTTGTCTATATTGTTTAATCTTGTTGGTAATCTTTTGAACTTTTTTCAAGTCTTTACTTTTAAGGGCAATTTCAATAAGTTGTAATAGTGTTTCGTACTTCGACTTAGTACTTGATTGGTCAAAATTTGCTCTGCGCTTAGTGGGCAATCTAAGCCATTTATCCTGCATTACACTGTACTCTCCTAGACTTACGACTGGTTCTCTAGAATCTTGTACGTATACTTCTACTGGTACCCCGTGAATTTTAATGTCGTGTGCTTCGTTGTATAATGATTTTTTAGCGTGAAAGAATTCTTTGTAAATGTCGTCATCAAAACGACTTAAATCAACTAATAAATGTAGGTCTAAATCTGAGTGTGGTGTGTAACTGAATGCAGCGTTAGATCCACTGACAGTGATATCTTTTACTTCAACATCACTAATGCCCAACTCTGATAAAAAGTCTAACGCTATGATAAGCAATTGATCTTTCACTTCTGGGCGAAGGTGATTATTTCTCCACAACTCGGGATTAAGTTCATCGTGAAATGTAACTGCATCAGACAGTTTGAAGGAATCAAGCTCTTGTAAATTCATAGTATAGTATTTATCAATACTTACTGTGAAGGCTTATTGTTTTTCGTATCAGGAACCGGCTCATGCGGTGGACGTTTAGGTGGAATGTGACGATACCAACTCATAGTTCTCTCCTATGTTTCTTTATTTAGTAGCCGTGAAAAAGCCCCTTTCGGGGCTTTCTTAGACTTCTTTACCGTCTTGATCGATGATCTTAAAGCCTTGTTGCTTCTTGCTATCGATGTACATGGGTCCAATTGTGTTCATCAAGTGTTCTTGATTTTCCATACAGAAAACATAAGATCCTGAGTGACGTAATAGAACACGTTTGTCCATCCAAATGCGTCCACCCATATCACGCCAGTTTTCACAGAATGTCCAGTCTTCACTGTAGTAACGATTCTGACGAACTGCGGTGTCGAAGTAAGTCTTCAAGTGTTGATCGTACTTTGGATCTAATCCGATATCGTTCTTGTATTGCTTGACTGCAGGGTGAGTCTTCATCTTTTCAAATACATGCTTCTTAATCAATAAGAAGCCAGTACCTGCTTTAGATACTTCTTGTAGGCCGTCTGGTCCTTCTTCTGCACCTTCAAAGCCGTTAACTACCCACTTGATTGGCATAGTCTTCATTGGGTATAGTCCACCGATAACGTCAACGTCACGGTTTAGTAATACCAACAAGTGCCATGGTTCCCAACCAATGTCAGCGTCAACAAAGAACAAGTGAGTTGCGTCAGGCATGTCCAAGAACTTTGCAGTTAGTGTATTACGTGCGCGACTGATAAGTGATTCATTGACCATTGTTTCCAATGTCCAATCGATGCCCAATTGACGGGCTGTGTTAGCCCACTTGATAAATGACATGAATGTAGATTCAGTCAACATGCCACCATAGCATGGCATTGCGATGTGTACACGTGTAGTTTTTAGAAAATCTACGTTAACTTGCACTTGACCTTGTTGCGGTTGCTGTGCTTGCTCTTGAGCCGCTTGGTCAGCGATTTCTTGTACTTTTTCTACTGGAACAGTTTTTTCTTCTGTTGCTTTGGTTTTCTTTGTTGCCATAAGGTCCTCTTAAATGATGTAGATATTTACATCAGATAAGAGGGGTCGAATTATTTTTCGTCTAGATAATCAGACGATTCGGCTACCTTAGTTTGGGCTTGTAGTTGATTGACTTCTTGCTCTAAATCTTGAATCTCTTGATCCTGACGAGAATCGTCTTGTTCAGAGTGCTTCAAGGCATGCATAACATATTTGACAAATGCAGCTTGTTTGTCTCTCATATTTGGATAGTGTTGTTGTGCAAAACGATAGACTTGATCCATTTCTGTATCAGAGTCTTCATTTGTCAACGACATTATTCGATGACCACCTGGCTTACTCATCATATGAGTTTCTTCATATGTTCCAGGCTGAGGTAAACCTAAATTCTCAGTGACTTCTGGTTCTGGGTTGTCGAGTTCACTGATCTTATTGCGAATAAGACCAATTAACTTTTGATGTGTACCAGAAAGAACACGATTCTTTTCGATGTAATCTAAGATGTGCTCGGTCTCAGCTTTATACTTTGCTCTCCACTGTGGTGTCTTTGCAGTAGTGATATCCTTGACGTTATCTAGTCTATCAGCAAGTTTAATCACAAGTGCATAACTGCTCATTGCAGCCATTTTGTGTGCCAAATATGCTGCTTTACCCATCTGTTTAATTTGCTCTGGATCGCTAGTTAGTTCTTGAACTAATGATGCAACTAATCCACCAAACAAGTCATGTAATACTTCTTGTGTTGTGTCAGTGTCTTCAAGTGTATCATGTAGATATGCAGCACTTAACAACGCATCTAAGTTATGTGACTTCTTGAATTCCTTGATATGATTAGCAACTCTAACTGGGTGACTAATGTATGGATCACCACCTGCACGTTCTTGTCCAGCGTGTGCCTTTGTTGCAAACTGCAATGCTTCTTCTGCACCTTCTTCCAAATCCCATGAAGGATCTGAGCTAATTACAGCATAGTGTTTAGGAGCAATCATTTTGATAGTATAGTTCTTGTCTCTGCTATCATCATACATAGGCAAGAAATATGATCTTCTACTGTGTGGTTTGTTCAGTGGTTTCATTGTGACACCGTCATCTTGAACTCTAATAACGTGACCCATTTGTCCAGGAACACGCCAGTCAACTTTGTTACCAGTATCAAATAAACGACCAACACTAGCAAGAATTTTACTACGGTGATCGCCACCTTCAAATCCATCAACTGCAAACTCATTCAATTTGCCTTCATTAATCTGTTGCTTCAATGTATTCAACGCTTCAATCGCAAGTTCCATTTCTGTCTTGTTTGGATTGTTAGTGCATGTATCGATAATTGTATCCATGACATGTTCATCACCATAACGTGAGAAGATTTCTGGCTTCTTAGTGTGAATCAACATAGCAACCTTGTTTGCAAGATTGTTACTTGATGGTTCACCCAACTCATTCAACTGACGTTTAGCTTCTAACAACTGATTGTAGATTTTAACTTTCTGCGCAGGTGTAGCATGTTCAAGTAATGGCTTGACTCTTTCAATAAACTCTTTTAGCTTACGACCTTTTGGTTTAGGCATGTTGAACTTAGCTAAGTTTTCTTTAGCTGTGTTCATCATCTGTAATACTTCTTGGTCACTTAATGCAGAACTCATTGCTTGACGCCATACTGCAAACTGTTCTTGTTCACTCTTATTAGGGTCTAACAATACTTCACGCATTGGTGTAGCACGTGGACCTTCGTGATAATCTTTTTGTGTTGGATCACTACCAGGAGCTTTAGTATCTTGTCTGCTCATAATCTGTAGACTATTCAATCCAAACTTCTGATAAGGAGGAACACCACTCTTGTCAGGACGTGTTAGATAACCAAACGCTTCTTTCTGATCTGCACCTACAACTAATGTTACATCACTATAACCTTTAGCTGCTAACTTAGCAAGTACATCATTCAATGTTGGTGCATCCGGTGATGGTAAACTAAACATCTTACTGTACTTAGGAAATTTCTTCTGATACAATGCTAGTTTTGTTTCTGGTGGAATAGGATCATCTTTACCAAAACTACGAGATACAACAAAGAAAGGTGTTGCACTTGTTCGCTCTGCTTGGTGAATGACTGATGTAACTAATGCATCATGGCCAGTATGACCCATGCCTCGACCCCAACCAATGACTGCCTTCTTGCCACCTTTAGCTTCACTCACTACTGACTCACGTGGCTTCCAGTTAGTCTGGTCAATTGTCTTAACGAACTGTCCGGGAATATCATACTTGAACTTTGCACCAGGGTGTGCTTGTGCATAACCTTCTGGTTTAGTTTGTTTGATACCACCGTGCAAGCCTTGACTTAGTTGACCGATCAATACATTCTTCTGCTTACTCAATCCTTCAACTGCACCCAACGTAGCTTGCAATCCTTTAGGATCACTTAACAATGTCTGTGCTTTCTTCGCACTCATGTTAGCGTTAGCCCACGCCGGGAAGTCTGCAAGCAATCCTTCTGTACGCAAGTGCTTGTTCAAGTAGCTATACAACTCACCACCTGGATTACTTAGTCCTGGCTTGGGTGCTAGATAGTTGTCGATTAGTTTTGCATTCTTCTTAATGAATGCTTCTAAGTTAGAGAGACCTTGAAAGTCTAACTCTACTGGATCTTGTACGTATGTTGTACCTTGAACAATGATGCCAGGCACACTTAGTTTCTGTGCATCAGGGAAACGTTCTTCATCACTCGAACCCATTGAAGAAAAATATCCGGTAGCAGCTACCATCATCTTTGACTTTGGAATCTGCTTACCTAACTCGCTGTCTACTGGGATGTGAAACGTTGTGATGTTAGGAGTGAAGTCATATGTACCTGTCTCTTTATTAAGTACTGGCATCGCTGATTCACCGTCGGGTTTGGTACCCGGATAGAACAACAAGCCACCTTCTAAATAGCCCTGCTTAGGACTGATCTTCTCAAAGTAAGGCCACAAACTAGCGAACTGTTTAGCAAAACCCTGTCTTGCTGACGGATCACCTGAGCCTGTGCCCAAGATGAATGCTTGTACGTCTTCGGGGCTTTTCATTACTGTGGATGCACCGCTGCTGGTTTGTGTTTGTCCACGTTTTAAGTACGCCCAAGCATTCTTAGGGATCATGCTGAAATTACCAGCTTCATCTCGGCCCCAGTATACTACTGGCATGCCATCCCATTTCAATTCAATTGAACCACCTTCTTCACCCATGTGCTTTAAACGCTCAATGGCGTGCATAGCACCGTGACTACCATCGCTTAATACTAAGTCTTCGATGTGTTGATATTTGCGACCTACTTTTGGATTCGCTGCTTCATTTAGTAAGTGCGTAATTTTCATTTTAGAATATCCAATGTTCTACGGAACCACTCTTGTACAGTAGTAGCTCCGTAATATTTGTCATGAATAGCTTTATACTTCTCAGGATATTGCTTCAATGCTGCCATCATCTTAGTTGGATTGCCCATGTCATCTGCACTTGCAGTAGGTCCAATGATGATCTTGGCAATCTGATCTTTGTTGCTAGTTACCAATTCTTTAGTAGCTCTATCCATCAATCCTTTGTATGGACTCATCATCAGACTTTGATGACCATTGATACTACTCATGTTAGCTAAGTCAGCCCACATTGCATGTAGAGTACCACCCTTCATAGTAGAATCAGTGTAATCGTGTACGTGTAGTGGTTGTGCATCTTTAGCATTTTCAACTGCCATCAAGTCAACTTGAACTACTTCATCATTGACTCCAGTTGGTACTCCAACGTGAACACTAACGCCAGTACGTGCAGCAAACAAGCCTTTTTGTTTTAGATAATCTTCTAGTGCTTTGCGACTTAGCTTCAATTCCTTAGAAGGAAATGCTCTCATCAACTCACCTGCATCAATCAATGCATCGATATCAGAACTGACTTCTTTGTGACCAGCACTGCCAATAGGATACAAATTGATACCCTGTGGTAGTATTTTCTGTAGATTTGCAACTGCTCTAGGAAAGTTTTCTTTCTTTAGAGGTACTGCGTTCGGGACAACGTTTCCACCTTCGAATAATTTCATGTTAGTAACTCAACTTAACGTAACTGACTCCGCCACCTGCGAAGTCTTTGATCTTTGCTCTCATGAATACAAAGTTACCGGTAACGTTTGTATACATACTTGCGTTGCTTGCTAATTGTGGTGCTGAGTTAGAAGCTGCGTTAGCGTTCGCTTCCAGTTCATAGACCTTGAACCAATCGTTATCTGTTGGTGTGCTAGCTAAACTTGCTTCAATGACGATGTTACCAGTTAGGTTAGTTGCACTCAAGCTGACAGTTTGTAAGTCTCTGTTACCAAGAATGTACGCTGCTGCCGGTTGGCTACTACCAGTCACTGTATAAGATGCACCGTTGCCTGGATTAAGATAGCTTGTCTGTGGCAACAGTATAAGAGTGGTATTCTGGCTCATTACGCTCTCACTACTTCAACGACTACTGCATCACCGACTAGTTCTTGTGCTACTTGCTCAAGTGCTGCCTGAACGTCGGAACCAGCGATACCAGAAACTTCTGATTCGCTGTCCTTAACGATTTTACTAAATTTGATGACTAATACATCTTCGACAATCTTTGCCATGGTAAATACTCCATTATTATAGAGTATTTATCTTTTCAGACAGGATCAGGTCGTTTTTCTAATTTGTACTTTTTACCTAGCATTTTATCGTACATTAATGCAAGATAGCTGAGGGTAGATTCATCATCATAGTCTATGAAGTGACTAGCACTTGCCCAACGCCATTTCCAACTACTTCGTTCTTTTAGCCAGTTCATAAGCGCAGGACTAGGATGTAGGCCAGGCATACGTTTGAATAAATCCAGCATTTCTTTAGGGAAATCTTCATCAATTCGCTTAGACTTGAGATAGATACGATACTTGTGTTTAGGTTCGTCCACAAAGTACTTGATGCCTGCATACTGACCAGTTTGCACTTGTGTGTAATCTGATGTATAACCTGCACCTAGCTCATCGCAAATAGTTTTCAACTCATCAAGATCGTTACTAAAGACAGCCACTGTATTACTCTCAATGCGTAAACCTAAGTTTTTAGACTTACGTGTGTTTTGCAGTGTTACTATCGCTTTTAATGCAGGGAGATTGTCAGTAACTTTTTGTTTATCTCTTGCTACGACACCCCACCCACGACCTCCACTTGTTAATTTCTTATCTAAATCCTCGGGAGTCTTACACCAACGGGTGTATCGAACACCCGGGATAGTGATACGCAATCGATAGTCATACTTACCATAGAACTGCTGGTCTCGATATTCATAGAAATCAAGACCCGGCACATTATCAACTGACTTCAATAATGCCATCTTCGCCTACTTTAGCTGTTAATTTCTGTGAGACTTCGAAAGCAATCTCACCGTTCTCAACCACCACATTGACTGATGCATTCTTGATGCGCTCAAACAAGATTTTCTTTGAGAGAGGTACACGTACCAACTCGTCAATCTTACGTGCAAGAGGTCTAGCACCCATCTTCTTATCGTAACCCTTTTCAGCAAGATACTCAACTGCTGGTTCGCTGAGGTTAAGTACGATGCTGTGCTTCTCAAGCAATTGCTTCTTCAAGTCTTCGGTGAACTTGATAACAATTTTCTTGATAGCAAGTTGATCCAATTTACCAAACTTACAG